TGTTGATGGTGTAAGAGTAGCAAGTGGCACTACCTTTGATATGTCAAATTTAACTGCTGGCGAACAGCAAATGCAACCTTATTTCAGTTTAGATAAAGCAAGTGGAACTGGACTCGGCGACTTAAATATTGACTATGTAAGGATATTCCAAGATAGAAGCTAAACATAATTAATAGGGGGCGGGGCAACCTGCTCCCTCTTTCTAAGGGGGAAAATTATAATGTTTAATAAAATGCCAGATTATTGTTTGGGATGTAATTTAATGGGAATTCGTGAACGAATAAAAAAATTAATAGTCAAATATGAATGTATTTTAAAAGATGGGGATTACAATATTGTTGATGGAGAAGAAGAAGTAAAAGATATTATTAAAGATTTAAAAGAATTAAATAAGTGAGGTGATATAAATGATAGTATCTCTAACTAATATATTAAATTATCTCGATGTAGATATCGGCTATTTTACCGTCAATGCTTCTCATGATAAATTAATATTAGCTTATGACGGCGGCGTTGCCACAAGTGTAGAAGTAGATGACGGCACGTATAACGGGACAGATTTGGCTACCGAATTACAGGGTAAAATAGATACAGCATTTACTATATCATCTACGGTCACCTATTCGACTACTACAAAGCTCTTCACGATAGATGTGGGTGCAGGTCATACAATAGCTTATACTCATACAGGCAGCGATGCAGGGCTTTTATTCGGCTTTAATCAAGACCATTCGGCAGCCCAGACTATCACTTCGGATATAGCAGCGAGTGACCCATCAGAGATTATATCAGTAATTCATGGCTCGGTTGAGGATTGGGTGGAGAATTATTGTGATAGAAAATTTGAGGCGGCTCTATATGTGAAGGAACGGCACGATGGGAATGGACAGCCAATAATATATTTTGAACAATATCCGGTTATTACGGTAAATCTTGACGATTTAGTCTGGGATAGTTCGGCAAAAACAGTAACGAGGGCTGACGGTGGTAGCTTTGTAGATGATGGCTTTGTAGCAGCTGATAAGGTATTAGTGCAAAATAGCGATAGCAATAGCGGTCTGTTTACCATCGATACAGGCGGGGTGGCTGCTTTAACTTTAACCTTTACGGATAGTATCACATCTGATACCGATGATGACGATGTTATATTATCTCACTTTAGGGAGCTTTGGGTTGGCAGTAGTGAAATAAATAAGGATAGTTATGAAGTGTTTAACGACCATATATATTATAGTGGCGGTTTTAGCGAGGGTCACGGTAACGTTAGGATGACATATTATGCAGGGTATAACTCCGATAATATGCCTGATGACCTACAGTTGGCAATAAAAATTATAGTTAAATATATCTATAATAGGAAACAAGAGGAAGCATTTGGATTAGGAAGCTATAAGATTGGCGATATACAAGTAGCTCCAGAAGGTGGTGCAGTTAGTCCGAACATAATACCGAAGGAAGCAGAGAATATTTTAGATAAGTATGTTAAGAGGGAGATTGTATGATAGGTAAAAAGGTCACTATGGAATTGAGACGATGGACAGGAACGCCAGATGGTATGGGGGGCGAAACATTCGCTTGGGCTGGCTTACGTAACATCACAGGCGTGCTATCTACTATCAGGGGTGATGAGAGATTATCGGCTGATAAAATGACGGTTATTGCCTCGCATTACTTTTATATTGATTTTCCTATCGGCGAAACAATTACCGAAGCTGATATATTTGTTAAAGGCACGACTACATATAAGATTATATATATTAACAATATGGGACATAGCCAGAATAGGCGGCTACGAATAACGTTAAAAGAGGAAATATAAATGGGCGTAAAATGGTATGGGGTTAAAGTTATTAGCAAAATAAATAGTGAAAATAAAAAGATAATCAATAAGGCTTGTTTAATGGTGCAGAGAGATGCAATGAAAAGTATTGGGCTTGTTCCTTCACCATCTCCACCTGGACACGCACCTGCTGCACCGACTGGGCGGTTAAGAAGCTCGATTACACACGAGGTAGAGGGCACGACTGGCAGGGTTGGCACAAATGTGAAATATGCTTTATTTTTAGAGTTAGGAACAGAAAGAATGGCGCCGAGACCTTACCTGCGACCTGCTTTACACAAGAACGAGAAGGCTATATTGCAATTATTTAAGAAGATTATATAAGGAGATTATATGCAAGTATTATTTACCGGACTATGGAATAAATATAATAGCAACGCAGCACTCAAAGCGGTAGTATCGGGAATGTATCTAACCGAAGCTCCGCAGGGGACAGCGTACCCTTATATAACATATCATAAAATTAGCGGGGTAGCTGATTATACATACACCGAAGACATGGAAAACGTGATAATACAGTTTAATGTATTTGATAATAATAACAGCTCGACAACGATTAACGATATATATACGAAGCTGACGGCTTTATATGATTGGTGCAGCTTAACTGTAGTGGGCTGGGATTCGATATATATGAAGCGTGAATTAGATAATTTAACGAGAGATAATGGTGTTTGGAATTATTTCGTACAGTATCGATTAGAGATACAAAAATAAAAAAAGAAAGAGGTGATTTAGAATGGCAGAAGTAGCAGGAAAAAGCGGAAGTGTAACTTTTACAGGTCTAACAGCAGGTGTTAAGAGTTGGACAAAAGATGGAGCAGCTGATATGTTACCGACTACCGATTATTCAGATGGCGGACACAAAACATTTATCGGCGGTTGTGATGGCTGGACAGCAAGTTGTGAACTTAACTGGGATGCAGTTAATACAGTATCGGAAGGTGATAGTGCAACGCTAACTTTATATATCGGGGCAGGTAGCACACCACCTAAATATGAAGGGACTGCTCTTGTAGCGAGTGTTAGCGTTAGTAGTGTTGTTGAAGGTTTAGTAACTGCAACGGTTAATTTTCAAGGTAGCGGTGCTTATACTTATACTGCTTCAGCATAAGGTAAATGATTATGATTAGAGGTGATGTAAATTGACTGAAAAAGCTGGAAAATTAGGTGCTATATACGCTACCTATGGTGATGGTATAGATAAAGCCAACGAAGAAGTGGCTCTTACTGCTGGTGTAGGATCATTAGCGAATACGAATGTTTTGGTAAGTGCAGTTCTTAAAACTAATGGCGGAGATCCGATAACAAAAGCATATTATTGCACGGTAAAAGGTTCGTTAGTAGTCGCTGATGGCGGGACTGACACGGTATATGTAACCTATAAATACTGGAATGAGGGCGTATATGCTCATAAAGACGCTATTGAATGGACAGCTTCTACTGAAAAATCTGTAGGTGATAGGGTATTACCCACTACTGAAAATGATTATTATTATGAATGTACAGTAGCTGGAACTTCGGGTGGAACAGAACCCGCAGCTTGGGGAACTACCGTTGGTGGTGAAACATCTGATAATGATATTACCTGGACTTGCCACTCATACAGCGAGGTCGGGGTAGTATGTGGCTTCTTTAATTGGAGTGCTGATAATGTTTGCGATATATTGGAAACGACCGATTATTGTGATGATGGGCATAAAACATATATAGCGGCTCTAAAAGGTTGGACAGGTAGTGCGGAACGGCATTGGTTAACTGAAGAAGTATTAGAATGGATTGGTGATAATTTAATAATAAGATTTTATGTTGATGAAGCTAACGACTTGAGATATGAAGGCTGGGTAATAGTTGATGGGCATTCTATAACATCAGCAGTAGATACTTTAGTTAATGAAAGTTTAAGTTTTCAAGGTGATAGTATATTAAACTACGAATCAAGTTAAAAAATAAAAGGAGTGAAATATGAGTGAAAAAGATAAATTAGAGAATATAACCGGCAGCGGTATTCCAATTACCATAAAAGGTAAGGAATATAAGCTGGGTATATTTAATTTACGGGATTTAGCGGACTTTAAGCAATATCTAAAGGGGCAGCGAATTAAGATTATACAAGACGTTGTAGCTGATAAAGCTGAACGGATTGAATCAATTCTTACTATTATGGATGGCAATATTAACGAAACAAAAGAACTATCCACTATGGACGGGGTCTGCTTTATGTTATGGAAGAGCCTGCAAAAATATCAACCAGAAATAACCTTACAAGATGTAGATGAATTAATTGATTTAGATAATTATGATGAGATATTTAATACACTAATGAAAATTGGCGGGAAGGTAAAAAACTCCCCAAAGGGAGCAAAGAAGAAATAAGCTGGCATAAGGCATTTG